CTTGTGATTTGCAATTTTTGCATTGATAAACTTCACCATAACAATCCCTACGATATCCATTACCTTTGCAATCATCGCAAATTATTTTATGTGTCCTGTTTTCCGTGTCCATTTGTTCTTTCTCCTCTATTTTGTTTATAGAACTTTATTAGTTTATTAAGCATTTTAGATCTAGTTCTACTAGTCTTTTCTGCCATAACTCCTAACTCTTTCCAATCTGCTATAGCAACAGAAAGGGACTTATATTTAGCTGTATCAGCCATTTTTCTTCTCCTTTTATTGTTTATACTCTCTATGAAACTATATGGGAAGATATACTATAAAGTCAAGTGTTGCATTAAATTTATTTTTAGTGTATTGTGGAGATCTCTTCTCACACCTTTTGTTTGCTCGTCCTAGTACAACTAGGGCGGGCATTCATTATCTTCTTCCTTGACCTCTATATTCTTTTCTTGAATTACGTTTATTAGGTTTTTTAGCGTGACGTCCTGGTCTTTTTTTATTAGTGCGTTTAATGAAGGTACCGGAACCCGATTGAATTTTACGGGCCATTATTCCTTAATTTCTTTAATTCGTTTAACGCCATGTTTGTCTACTTCTATTATGGCTTTTACTTCTTTGCAACTCCAGTTTACATTAGTTCCTGGATTTCTTTCAACTTTTCTTTTTTGTTCTAAACACTCTGCAAGGTTGGCTTTTGGTGAATAACCTTCTAATTTGTTATTCATATACATTAATAATGCAAACACAACTTCAATCATTACTTACCTCTGATTGAATCTAATTCTTTTTCTAGTTTATCTACTTTTTTTTCTAATTGAGCTATTAATACTTTAGTGTGAACGTTTTCTTCTAATTGTTTTGAATGTTTATCTATTGCTTTAGCTTGATATTCAATCAACATATACATCTCTTGATTCTTTGGAGTTTGTTCTGCCTTTTTTAAAAGATCTTGAGCCATTAATTTTTCATTAGTTTCAAGTCTATTAAGTCTTTCAACAATACCAAAATACGTCCATACCGCTACAACAATAGCAGATACAATAGCCACTATATTTTTAATAGGAAGTGCTACGCTTGTTTGGTCACTTAATTTAAATTCACTACTCATTTTTCAACTGCTTCTGTCATCATACCTATTCTCTTATTACTTGTAATTGGAATGTATTTGATAACTCCGTTAATATATTGTTCTACTTCTTCACCGCACAGAGAACATCTGTAGAAATCTTTATATAAGAATAGCAAAGGAGATAGCAAACTGCAATAGGGACATATTCCATGCTCTATTCTAGCAGCTAACTGTAATGGTTTTCTAAATTTTTTTATTTTTTTTGGCATCTATTTGATAGAACATATCATCAGTATCTTCTAACTGCCAATCTTTATTTTCGACATTCCATTCTGTAGTTTGTACTTTATAGTCTGGCCAATGTGTAGAAGTAGTAAAACTAGGCACGTTCCACAAAATACGATTATTAGGTTGAGCTGCATAATTACCGTCATTAAGAGCCAAAATGTGCGCACACTTATGTTGATCAGGAATTTCGGAATGTTCAGTATCCAAGATATTAGGTTCTGGATGTGCCCAATCAATCGTAAATAAGTATTGACCATGAATAAATTTTTTATCCTTACCTAAATATTTACAACGCTGCCCGATTAAAAAATCAAAAGTAGTAACAGCAGGATAATAACTAAATGAATTCCAAAGCTCAAGATCTTCGAGATTGGGAGGTTCCATTTTTCCTTGATGCACAGCACTGCTGATTCCTCCTTGAAAAAAAGCACTGATAGGAAGCCGCCAATATATTGCACCATTCGTAAGTAAAGCATGAAATAAGATTGCACGCCCTGGAATACTTGCAATAGCAAAGACCACACAATCTTCAGTTTCGCCTTGATGTTCTCGTAAGTCATATAGATATTCTCTCCTTATTTTACAGTATATGGGTGGTATATTAGCATTTAAATAAGACATTGTATATTATTTAATATCTCCCCAATTATCTCCTGATTCATAGTCTACTTTATTTGGTATTTCTAATTTAACAGCTGATTCCATAATTTCAATTATCTTACTTGCATGTTCTGATGATTCAACCGATATATCAACTTCATCATGTATTTGTATATGTGGTATAACACCTTCTTCATGTAATCTTATCAAAGACATTTTTGTCATATCTGCTGCGGATCCTTGTATTAATCTATTTAAAGCTCTGTAAGTAAAAGCTCTTTTGATACCAAAAGTATATTCTTTTTGCGCATCTTCTAATTTTTTAGGTGTACCTGTATTAAATGTTAATGGTTCCCACATATCAAAATGACAAATTCTTCCTTTTAAAGTTCTAATGACTCCAGATCGTTCTGCCTTATTGGTTGTGCTTTTCATTAATTGTTTTATGAATGGTGCTTTAGCATGATACTGTGCAATTAATTTTTCTGCTGCTTCTTTCATTAAACCTAATTCAGCCATTAATTTATTCTTACCCATACCATACATTAATCCAAGATTAATTGTTTTAGCTTGTGATCTTTCAATCCCTGCCATCTTTGCAACTGCTGCATGGAAATCTGCCTCACCACTAATGTATGCATTTGCAATTTCATCAATACCATCTAACTTTTGTAGTTTAGCATAGTGAACTAAAATTCTTGGTTCTTGTTGTGAATAGTCAAATACTCCCCACTTACAATTTTTTTCTGGAATAAATATAGATCTAATTAATGGACCTAACTCTTTATGTCTTACCGGAATCTGTTGTAAGTTAGGATTAGACATTGAAAATCTTCCTGTTACCGTTCCACCATCATCAGATCGTATTTGATTTATATCTGCATGAATTCTTCCATTGTAAGAATGTTTTGTAATTGTATCTATAAAAGTTGTGTGTGCTTTATTAATCTCTCTTGCGTTTGCAATTGACTGTGCAAGTTCGTGTGGATGATTTGCTAAAAAGTTTCTTGTAAAACTTGGAGCTCCTGTTTTTTCTGTTTTATCATAGGGAAGTTCAAGTGCATCAAATGCCTTTGCAATAGATGCTGCAGCCCATAATTCTACATCAATTTTGGTTAACTCCTTGATTTTAAACAACAATTTCTTTTCTTCTTCTATTAATTTTTTCTTAATTTTCTCTGCTTTTTCTAAATCTACTCTTACACCTTTAAATCTCATATCTACTAAACAAGGAAATAATTTTGTTTCCATATCAAAAATATCTACAAGATCTTGTTTATTAATTTCTACTTTCATTTCATGCCAAAGTTTTAATGTAGACTCTGCATCTCTTTCTGCATACTGACCAACAAACATAGATGGAAGTTTCCATAAATCTTTTTTAGGATTAATTCCATATTCTTTTGCTGCGGCTTGTAATACTGCTTCATCTTTACCAATACCTGCGTATTCTTTTGCAAGTGTATCAAGACGATAACTTAATCTATTCTCATCAACAAGTGATGCTGCAATCATAGTATCTCTGATATTTTTTGGTAATGTAAGTCCTGTTGATCTTAACCAACATACGTCATACATCGCGTTGTGAAATATAAATGTAGAGTCTTGTTTAAATAAATCTTGTAACCAATTTAAAACTAATTTTTTATCCATGTTGCCACCACCATCATGAGCTATTGGATAATAAGCTGACCATCCTTCTACTGCTACTGCAACTCCTACAATTTTACCACGACCAATCACGTTCCCCGATCCGAGTTCCATTAAGTCCGGATCACAGGTCTCTAAATCTACTGCAATTTCTTTATGACCTCGTAGATCTTTTAATTCTTCTGGAACCACCCATTCTGTTTGTGGTGTAAATAAAACTTGTTGAAATGTTCGCGTCATTTATTTTTGTAATCTCTTTCTAAAATCATTTCTAAATAATGAATTGCTTTTAAAATATCTTCTTTCTTACCTTTTAATCTATGACGACAAATGTATTTAATTGCATTCCCTTCAGCAAATGGTAAATTGTTTTCGTTAATAAATACAGATGGCTGTATTGCCATTTGTTTATAGTGCTTACCACCGACTTGTCTAAAAAATACTTTATTACTCATATAATATATGCTTTGTTAAAATCTCTTGGATCTACAATGTGAAGTTCTTTTTTAGCTCTAGTGCATGCAGTGTAATATAATCTATGTAAATCATCTGGATCATCTTCACTTTGCCTTACAGCTGCAGCAGTTAAATCAGTTAGAATACAAATATTATCTTGTTCACCACCTTTAAATGAATGAATTGTAGACAAAAGAATTCTAGGAGTCTTGTTTATCTTCTCACCATTTGCTCTCATATTACGAATATAATTTTCTGTAATTGTATCAACACCTTCAAATGATTCATACCATACTTTATTAGTAAGTAAACCATGATTTTGCATACAGTCATTAATTAAATACTTTTCCTCTGCTTTTAATGTTTTAGCATCTCTATATCCAGGAGTGACATTAGCTCCTAAATATTTGTATATGTTTTTTATTTGTAGATAATTTAATGGTGTATTATTTCTAAAATCTTCCCAATTACTTAATGCAAGTAATAATTCTAATGATATAGAATTAATTCCTTTGCATTGATAATACCAACCTTGTAATTCACATAAATCTTTAACATCATTTAAGAAATGATTAGCTGTTGCAAGAACTGTCCAGTTTCCTTTGGACATATCTACTTGTGTAATATCAGTATAATATTTTAAAATACCTATTTCTTCACGTGGTTTATAGTCTTTTTCATATCTATTCTTAACTCTTGATATAATTTTTTGTGATAATTCGTGTATAGGACCACCAGGAATGCGATAAGATTGATTAAGCGTCCTGACCTCGTCCACTTCATTCTTTAACGCTATAAAGTGATCTACGTCGGCCCCAGCCCATTTAAAAATGGCTTGGTCATCATCACCTGCAATATATGTTTTTTCTGCGTTTTTCCATATAGATTTGATTAATTTCCATTGTAAATAAGATAAATCTTGTGCTTCATCTATAAATAATACTTTAAATTTAGGAGTTAAGTCTCTTTCAACAAATTCTTCCAATAGATCTGTATAATCTTTTAATCCTTTTTCTTTTTTATATCTCTTTAATTCTTGGTCAATCAGGTACAAAGTATTTCTTTCTACATCTAATAAATTTTTTCTTGAATCATAATATTCAAGGAGATCCATACCTTTGACTCTTGCTGTATTAATAATAGTTAAGTATTCATTATCTGAATTAAATATACCATCTTCCTCTGAATAAGATGCAGTCTTAATGGGTATATTACATTTGAGTCCAAATTCTCTGTAGTCTTCTGGACTCATCATTCTATCTCTAGTCATGTTCAATAATTTAAAACACAAAGAATGAATAGTTCTAAAATAAACTAAATCATGTTCAGGACTTAATTCAAATTTTTG